TGAAAATACACTCCCTGGATCAGACAAATATATGTACAACATGTCAGGTGGTACACCAATGGCAACTAATGGTTCATCAAGTACAATTTCAATATGGTACAAATGGGATTATGGATCTAACGGTGGAAGTGTAGCAGTTACTTTTGGTTATGGTCAATTTTTATCAACTCATACATATGCTAATAATATGGATGCATTTTTAGCAAGGGTGCTCGAAGAAGAAGGATTGTATACATCATCTAGTAGTTCATCACCAACACCATCATATTCTTCTGGTCCAACTTCTGCACAACAAACTAGAATAAACTCTGCTATATCTAATGTTACGACTAGTGGCGATGGACCGAAGATAGACGTTGATATTACAGGAATGGATAATACTATTTACATTGATCAGGCAGGGGAACCGAGTTATTTACTATTAGATGTAATAGGTAATACAAATATGATTGATATCGATCAAGACGCAACTGGTGCTTCAAATTTCGGGCATTATTCAGAGGTGCTTATAGATGGTGATAGAAACGATTTAGATTTACTACAATCAGGCACTGGTAACAAAGCTGCATTTGTAGATATCGGTGGGGATGATAATGTGATTGATATAATACAGAGAGATGGTGGTAGTCATTATCTACAACTTGATTTAATAGGTGATGATCATAATGCAAACGTATTACAAGAGGGATCTGGTAATCATGCCGCAACAGTAGAACTAACAAACAGTGGTGGCGGTTGGGACTTTGATTTAATACAAAGTGGAACGAACAATAAAACATATAGTCTACCGCATAGTATGAGTGATGGAACCACTACTAGCGGAACTTGCTCTAACGTAGCAGGGTGCAGTTTAAGCGTCACGCAAGGCGACTAAATATATTTGCGAAAGCGAATTTTATTATAAGGATATTATTATGTTTAAAATGTTATGTGTAGCACTCGCAGCACTGTTAAGTTTTCCTGTTTACTCTCACGAAATGTTACTTGACCCAGCACTACAAGTGCGGGAAGGACTTGACGAACTAAAGTTTGATCATTCTGATATCAAACCAATCCGTGGAACCGATTTAAAAGAAGCATACTGGGGCATCTACGGGCACTATCCCTCAAAAGTAAAGTTATACAAACGACGAATGATGTTTACCGTCGACTGTAATCCCCTTTCGAAAGAGGATGATTTTTTAGAAGATGGGCCACAACCACCAAAGGTTGCGCTCGCTACTATTGCATTAGGAACTATCGATAATTTTATGATAAAGATTATTCAAATACCACCTGGAGCAGAAGAATGGATTCAGTGGGATGAAGTGTCTTTCATAAGTCAAGAACATATAACTAAAATTTGTATAAGAGGATAATATTATGAAATATCTAGCATGTTTATTATTGCTGTTTTCGTTTACAGCACAAGCAGACGATTCACCTTATTGTTTGACCAAAGGACACTTGGCAAGGGACATGGCATCACAAATTCTTCAGGGATTAGATCCAAGTAAGATTAACTTTGCGTTTCCTAATGTAAGAAGTCCAGAAGAAGCAAAAAGAGCAAAAGAGTTTGCAGATCAACTTATGGCAGAAGTGTTAGAGATGATTAAAACTGAAGATGATACAAGAGTAATATATGAAACCGTGAAAGCAAAATGTAATGAATCAATTAGTGACGCTATCTAACGATAAAGAAATACAATTCATACTTGGTCCATGTCAAATAGAAAGTTATAATCATGCTTTGTTTTTGACATCGGAAATTAAAAAGATATGTGATAAATTAAATGTGAAGTTTATCTTTAAAGCAAGTTTTGATAAAGCAAACAGAACTAGCATTAATGGTAAACGTGGTCTTGGAATGCAAGAGGGATTAACTGCTTTATATGCGTGTAAGCATGCTCATGGTGTCCCTGTTCTAACTGATATACACGAACCATCGCAAGCAGAAAGAGTAGCAGAAGTTGTAGATGTAATACAAATCCCTGCTCTGTTATCACGGCAAACTGATCTACTCATTGCTGCAGGTAAAACTGGCAAGATTGTAAACGTAAAGAAGGGGCAGTTTATGTCACCCTTTGATATGAAGCACGTTGTCAATAAAATCAAATCTACAGGCAATGATAACATTTGGTTGACAGAGCGTGGAACGTTCTTTGGTTATAACAATCTAGTCAACGACATGCGTGGTTTAGTTCAGATGCGCGAAAGTAATTGCCCTATAATCTTTGATGCAACACATAGCGTACAGTCACCGAGTGGTCAAGGTGATAGTAGTGGTGGGGATAGAACTATGGTTCCTCACTTAGCACGTGCAGCAACTGCGGTAGGAATAGCAGGGTTGTTTATGGAAGTACACGACGATCCTGATAATGCAGCAAGTGATGGACCAAACTCAGTAAGATTAGATAATTTAGAAGGTATACTAGAATCAATAATAAAAATTGACAAGGCAGTCAAATGAAAAAACTATTATCACCATATTGGGCACTGATAACTCTTGCGTTGCTCACGTTTGTATTTCTACAAAAACCAAACTTCACGGAAAGTATAAAACTCAACTACTTTGATTCGTTGATTACTTCTCGTGATGCAGTAGAAAATAATATCTACACAGCAAACATTGACGAACTAGCATTAGAAAAATATGGACAGTATCCATTTCCGCGTGATGTCTATGCTCAGATAATTGAAGATCTGTATAACAGTGGTGCTGGTTTAGTTATATGGAATATTATGATGCCTGAGGCAGATCGCTTTGGTGGTGATGAACAGTTATCTACAACCATGATGGATTATCCTGTTATCTTAGCAAGTAGACCGAGTGATAAAACTAAGAACGAACCAGTAAATCCAGGTGCAGTTATTATCAACGATAATTATCTTGATACATTATTGCCTTATGCTGGAATTATTGCTAATGTTCCTTTGTTAGAAAACTCTGCTGTTGGTGCTGGTATTGTATCCACTGAACCAGAAATAGACGGTGTAAATCGTAGACTACCTACAGTTGCCGTAGTCGACGGTGTATTGTATCCCAGTCTAGCATTAGAAACTTTGCGTATAATCGCAGGCGATCCTAGTTTTCAAATAAAATTATCTCCGCTTGGTATTGATAAGATGCGTGTTCCTCAGTTTGGACCAATCACCACAGATGCTGAAGGTAGAGTTTGGATAGATTGGGCACAACGAAGTAAGTCATTTTCCGTAGCAAATATGCCTGAGGATATCGGTGGCGCAGTGGTCATTGTCGATGTAACTGCTGCAGGTATCGCTAATCCAGTTCCTACTCCTATGGGAGCGATGTTTCCTGCTGAGATACAAGCATCTATGTTAGGGACTATGTTCAATCAAACCAATATAGAGCGTCCTTATTGGGCAGAGAATATAGAGATCCTAGGACTCTTTTTAGCGTCACTGACGCTCATTATCGTCTCACGATGGATATGGGTAGGGTTAGGACTAACTGTGGTTCTGGCTGCTTCTGTAGTCCCTCTGAGCATGTATTATTTCAATAAAAACCTCTTTTTACTGGATGCAACCGCTCCAACCATCACTATAATACTTGTTGCACTGCACACCTATGGCATCAAGTTCGTCAGAGAATATCTAGAGAAACAAGCAATAAAGAAGCAATTTGCTGGATATTGCTCACCAGAGGTGGTGAAACTATTGCAAGAGAATCCATCATTAGTTCAAGACGGTATCAAGAAAGACATTACTATTTGTTTCAGTGATCTGCGAGGTTTCACAAATCTAGGCGAAAAGTATGGCGATGATGTAAAGGGTTTGACTGAAGTGATGAATGGTTATATGGATGCAATTACGCAACCAGTGCTCGATGCAAACGGTATGGTAATTAAATATATTGGTGATGCGTCAATGCATATACATAATGCACCAATGGATGACCCTAATCATGCATATAATGCAGTTCAAACAGGACTAAATATGCTTTCTGCAGTAGATAAATACAATGAGTTTTTGAAAACCAAAGGAATACCTGAAGTTGGCATGGGTGCTGGCATAAATTCAGGATTCGGATTTATTGGCGAGATGGGTTCAACTTCTCGTCATGCTTATGATGTATTAGGTGATGCTGTAAGTACAACCGCAAGACTTGAAAGTCAATGTAAAAATTATGGTGTGTTGTTAATTGTTGGTCCAGAAACATATACTAGAACTAAAGAAGATTTCTTTTATTTAAAACTTGATGATTTAGCAGTAAAAGGTAAGTCATACGGATTAGATATATATACAGTGCTGCGAGGAAAAGAAGGAGATACGTTTTCTTGGTCCAATCACTATATGGTAGATTGGTCTGCTGATAAAGAACTGCACCATCATATGCATAAACTTTATCAAGACAAAAATTTTCAAATGGCAATTGGTGTATGCAATAAGTTAAAGGGTTCATTTGATGGACAAATGGATTCTTATTATGATATGTGGATTGAACGATGTAAGTTTATGAAGACGCAAAAACTTCCAAAAGATTGGAATGGCGTGTTCGTTGCCACAACAAAGTAGATAAGCTTTGGTATTTGTGCTTGTACCAAAAAACAAATACTATTTTTCAATAACATAAGGAGACTTAAAATGTCTTTAGATTGGAACTTAGCAGTGCATGTTGCTGTCGTTACTGTAGTTGTTAACTTAGTAGGTAATGCAACAGGTTGGTGGTAAACCACAAACCACGTTAAATATATGAATCAAAGGTTTTGGTGGGTTCCTTAAAAACCCACCATCTTCATTATGATAATAATAAAAATATATAATAGGAGAAGAGATTATGGATTTTATAATAGAACAGTTGACCACGTGGTGGCAATTTACTGTTGTAGGTATCTTAATTATAATTGGTTGGATTGCTAATATGTTTGGCGTCGATCAAAAAGAACAAACACTCATTGGGTTCTCATACAAAGATATGCCCTCAATGAAACCAATAAAGATAGCAACTTCTGGTAAAGGTTTTTGGGGTGCTATTTGGTTGTGGTTGACAGGATCAAGAAAGTGGGAAATAGATAAAGACTTCCACTATACAATCAATGGCGAAAACTACATCATACCAAAAGGATTCGAGTTTGATGGTGCTAGTGTTCCTAAGTTTCTAGCATCATGGTTATCTCCTACTGGCGTTCTACTGATGGGTGGTCTGATACACGACTACGCATACAAGTATGAGACGCTTCTCAAGAAAAACAAAAAAGACACCATGGGTAAACTTACTCAAAAAGGTGCAGATATCATATTCCGCGATATCAATATCGAACAAAATGGATTCCATTTATTAAACTATCTTGCATACTGGGCATTACGCATCGGTGGATTTATGGCATGGAATGGTCATCGAAAGCGTAATAGTCAGATTGGAGATTAGTAATGGCAATAGAAGATAATGACGGAAGTTTAGAAGTATCGCTTAGAGTATTAGGCAACGAGTTACTTGGTTTCAAGATGAAGGTTGATGACTTCAAAATGAAATGGATGATACTTGGGGTTGCGGCAATCGCAGCAGTAGGTGGCGTTGCTATGGTAGTTGGACCTCAACTAATGAGTATGATGGGGGGAACTAACTAATGTATGAATATAAATGTAAAATAAGAAGAGTAGTTGACGGTGATACAGTTGACGTAGATATTGATTTAGGATTTGGTATTGTATTAGCTAACGAGCGTGTAAGAGTTATGGGTATTGATACACCTGAGTCGCGCACTCGTGATAAAGTAGAAAAGAAGTTTGGTCTTGCTGCAAAAGAAAAACTCAAAAGTTTATTAGGTAAAACCTCTATATTGAAAACACAAATCAATAAGAATGGCGAAGATATGAAAGGCAAGTTCGGAAGAATACTTGGTGACTTTGCTGTTGAATATAAAGGACAAGAAGAATGTCTTGTTACTGATATTATGATTGATGAAGGGTTTTGCGTTCCTTACTTCGGTGGTTCGAAAGAAGAGTTAGAGGAAATGCATATGGAAAACAGAAAAAGACTTATCAAAGACGGTATTGTCGTTCTATAAAAAAAGGAGACCCGAAGGTCTCCTCAAAGGGTAGGATAGAAGAGGTCATCACTCCTCTGCTAGTTTTTCAAAGAAAGAAAGACTTTCGTCATCCTCATCCCCGAAAGATACTTCATCACTTACTTTAGGTGCTGGCGCACTTTTTGGTGCAGGTGCAGCAGCAACTGGTGCAGGTTCATAATCTTCTGCTGTAGAGGCAGGAGCATTCAAACCTAATACACGATCAAGTTTTGCTTTGAGTTCTACATAAGACTTGAAGTTTTTTGGATCTAAGAACTCTTGTAGAGAATGCTGTTGATTATACACTTTCTCTAACTCGTCATCATCACCTGCCAATAGTGGCGAAGTAGAATCAAACTCAGACTTATCATAGTTCCGATATCCTTCAACCTTACGAATCTTCAATTTAAAGTCAGCACCTTCCCAGAAGTCAAATGGGTTTACTGGCGTTTCATCTTCAAACTCAGGATTCATTGATTCGTTGAGTTTATCCCAAATCTTTTTACCAAAGGAGTATAAGAAAACTTTACCTTCATTGGCAGGATTAGCAGGATCTTTTACAACATAGATGTTAGCATGATACTTCAATCGACGTTTTTGTTTCCTTGCTTGCTCTTTACCCGCTTCAGTTCCGTTGTTCCATAATGTAGAATTAAACTCACCAACTGGATCTTTTTGTCCGATACTTGTAAGAGAGTTTTCAATATACCATCCACCTGGACCTTGGAACCCATGATCAAAGATACGCACCCATGGCACGTCCTCATTAGCAGGAGCAGGTAGAAAACGAATCACAGCAAAACCATTACCTGACTTATCAACCTCTGGTTTCCAGAAGCGATCGTCACCACTGCGCGACTGTTGTTGTGCGCCAGCAGATAGTTTGTTAGATTCAGAGACTAGATGTGACAAAGAACTGCCACGTGACTTCTTTAGACTTGCAAAAGACATATGTTTACCTCGTATTTTCGTTGTATGTTAATCGTATCCACAATATCATAATATAAGCATCTATTATACTACATTTAGGCAAAGGAGTCAAGCACTATTTTACGATACTTGCCTTTGTCTATTTGTATCGCCTGATGAAAAAACGGACGATACTTATTCATTAGAAACAACAAATCATTCATCATTCTATCATCATACTTTAACCATAATTTAGAATATCCAACCAAATCATCAAGAATGATAAGTGTTTCCAACGAAACCTTTTTACGAAGATACAAACGATATAACAATGGATGTCTACCGTCTTGCATCTTCAAACACGAATCAAGAGATACATCTTGATCCACAATACCTATTATATCCTCTTTAAAGGTATAAGTCAAGGAATCTATTTTCTTTTTCCACTTCTTCATCTGTATCAGATTCTCACCTGACATTAGATTCCCAATCCAGTGCTCAGTTCCAGAAGTGTAGTTCGCTAAAAGGAACTGAACAAATTCTTCTTTCTTAAACTTGCGCGATGCCTTCTCAAAAAAGTATCGATCCTTTCTACTGAGAAAGGCAGTTTCACTTGCTCGCACTTTGCCATTATATTTAAAGTAATCATAAGTCTTGCGAGTGAAGTGTTGATTCAACGCAAGATATATTCTGTATGTATCAAACGCAGTCATCAGTATCATATAGGAAGTTTTGCACCTTCCCTTTTGATCATTCTCAACTCTTGACACTCAACTGTCATTTTTTGTTTGATCAGTGGTGATATGAGTTTTGCTGCAGTTTCAACTTCCATTTGATTCTTTTCGCACCAATGTAGTACTGCATCGAGATACGTTAGTTTATGATCTCTTACTAGTTCTTCTAAGATAATAGAGAACTTTTCTTTCGTCATTACATCGATCATTCGGAATCCCTTATTGGTTTACAATAGACTCTATTATAAAGGATTTACACCCAAAAGTAAAGTTTTTTTATGCAGCGAAACTTTGTCCACAACCACAGGTTGCTGTTGCGTTTGGATTCTTTATGGTAAACTGTGCATTGAGACCATCATCCTGATAATCTACTGTGCATCCTTGAAGATATTGCATACTTATAGAGTCTACTAGAAGATTATCGACTTCGAAGTCATCCTCCTCTGCCTTCTCCTCAAACGTGAATCCATAGTTATAACCAGAACAACCGCCACCTGTAATGAATAACCTAATTTTCATTGTGGTCAGAGATTGCTCTAGCGCAATGTCAGAGATTTTCTTTTTTGCTGCTTCAGTAAGTTCTATCATGGCATCACCATATCTTGTCTTACACCAGTATTATTTGTTCTTCTCGGAGAAACTTGTTGAGTATACGAATTACTACTTGACGCACTGGTAGAATTATCAGTAACTGTTGTGCTGTTATCGACCACAGTTACTCCATTTCCAGATTGTGCCTGTGATGCAGATATAGAATTTACCGCACTACCACCAGCCGATGCTGATCCTGTTCCAGATGGACCGAAATTTCCGCCAGTTTGAGATCCAACACCTATGTTATAATATTCACTAGACTTACTTCCATAAGCATCTTGTTTGACATTACCAGCTTTTAGTTGTGCTGCACCACCTGCTCCAACTAAGTGTGCTGCAGCGAGAAATCCTGCAACTTCTTCTGGACTAGACTGATTATCAATAACCTTTTTGCTCTTCAAATATCCTATTTGTTTATTGGTATATTTTCTCATAGCATCTTCTTGCATAGCAGGATTTCTTAGAAACTCTTCCTTGCTACCCTTCAACCAATTTTTAGGATCATTTAATGCTTTATTGCTATTAACACCTGACTTAACATATCCTGCGTCTTGTAGTGCCATAGCACCCATTTGGTACATACCCAAATATCCTATGGTATTTTCAGCACCATAATTGCCACTACTTTCTCGTACACCTATTGCAGTTTTATATGAAGCGTAATCAAATCCACCAGAACTAGAAGAAGATGTAACTTGACCGCCAGTAACTTTTGGTTGTGGTTTATTCAACATTTCTTGAGTTAGTGTACCTGCTGCCAAAGCAGCTACTGCTGCATCACCACCTAATCCTTGTACTTGTTTTACGAACTGACCCGCTGCGACACCATCGCCAGTCTTTTGTGCTGCAATAAATCCTTTTTGTAGTGTAGTTGCAGTATTATCAATTGCACCTGGATCACCACCAATACCAGTTGACATATTGAGTGCTTTTTGCACTAACAATTTATCCGAATCTCGTAAATCGTCATGAGCTAAAATTCCTCTAAGTTCAGCTTGGGACAATTCACCAAGACGTGATGCATCAATCTCACTCGCTCCAATATAATCGTGGTCATATATACCTTTATCGATAGCGGATTTTAAAGCAAGTTTTTCGTTTAATTGTTTTTCAAATTCTTTTGCTTGCGCATCAAATCTATCATCCGCTTCATTAAAACTATTTTCTGCAGCCTTAAGTGATCGAAGTAATGATTCACCTGCAGTACCACCAGCATCTTCAATTGCTTTAACTTGTCTAGCAATTTCGTTATATTCATCTGCAGCAGATTGTCTTTGCTCAAATAGTTTTTGAATAGTAGCCTGTTCAATAGTCGCTGAATCTAAAAATTGTTTTTCACGCATCAACTTATCATGTTCTAGTTTATATTCTCTCTCACTCATATTACCTTTGTCAGCTTCTAACGCTGCAAGATTTGCTGCTAATCCTTCTTTTCTTGCTATTAAATTTTCACTAGATTGAATAAACTCTTTATCAAAATTAGGATCAAAGTAATCACCAACCCATCCCCCAACCATATTACCTAATGATGCACCGAGTACTGCACCCATTGGTCCACCGATCAGACCTATCGCCCCACCAATAGCACCACCGATAACTCCACCAATATCTTCACCTTGTAGTTCAGTTTCAATTTTATTATCTAGTCCAGCAGAGAAAAGATCATATCCATCTTTAATGTTGACTGCAAGTGATTCTGCAATTGCTAACGGTGGGAAAATTCTAGCAAATATTTTTGATGCTTTGCTAGCATCTAATGCTGTATCTGCAACCTTTCCAGCTTTAACTGCATCATCTGCTAATGATCCAGTTACTTTTCCTGTTTTACCACTTCTAATTTTTTCATCACGAATTTTTGTTTCTGCATCTGCTTGAACTTTAAGTCTATTTCGAGTTTCTTTTGAGGATTTGTTATTTGCCCGTCTTTCCTTTATTTCTTCCTTTAATGCTTTGTTTGATTCTACTTGTGCCTTACTAAGATTTTTAGTTTTTTTAGTAAGATCATCTATAGCACCTGTTGCTTTAGGTGTGCTTTTGAAAAATTTACTTATTTGCTTGAGACCAAATGCACCTGCTACAGCACCAGCAACAGTTTTAGCGATAAAAGATCCAACACCACTACCACCATCGGATTGACCATTACCGCCAGTGGTAGCACCGACACTAGCACCTGCTAACTTTTGTCTCCGAAGTTGTCGCATTCTTTCTCGACGTGCTTCATCTTCTGATTGGTAGAATTCTCTATGAAGTTCGTAAGTTTCATCTAACCAATTTTCAACTCTACCTAATATTTGAGTTTGATTATCTAGTTTATCGCCAATATTATTGAACCCACTCTTTATCTTTGACGAAAGTTGAGTTTGATTTTTTAGAGACTTTTCTTGGTATTCTTTAGTCTTTGAATTAAAAAATGGTAGTGCCATAGTTGACTCTTATCTTTTTTGGTTATTGAGTTCTTCTATATCTTGTAAATGCTGTTTCAATAAAGTTACATACACGTCTCGTTCAAATGGTATCATATTTTCTAGTTCTGTCAATGAATACTTATGATGATGAACCAAAGCAAAATTCATCTGATACATGTTTATCAAACTTTCATGCATCAGACCAACATAAAAAAATCTTTGAGACCCTCCACCAACGCATAATCTTTTTCCCCACACTCTGCACAGTCCCATTCAATCAAATGACTTAACGATGGACCATCAGTAAAAAATGCTAATATTTTTTCAAACTGATCTTTATTTAAATGATCCAACCATTCATCTAATTCTTCTGTAGTAAACTCATCATAAACATTATCATTATCGTAAATATATTCAACATTATCTTTCACCATAGCAAATAGATTTGAAGCAGTTCTTTCCATCATTTTTTCATCACTGTAAGTCGGATATGTTAGTTTAATTCCGATGCTATTATCTAATTCAATTTTGCCATCACTCACGCTACCAGTAATCGATAAATCTTCAATGTCAAATACATATTTTGTTCTTGCTTTGCATTCACTATCACCATTGTGACTGAGAGTCATTTCTATTTGCTCGCCTACCGACTTCGATCGTATTTGCATAAACAACCATTCAACATCAAATGTTGATAGTTTGTCTATATCAATACCTTTAGTTAATATACAATTTTTTAATAAATCTTTAACTGCACCAATAATCGTTTCTTTTTCTCCATCTTCTAATGCAATTAAAAGTATCTTTTCTTCCTTTACCAAAAATGGTCTAAATTTTATATTTTTGTTCGTAGATGGTAATTTGGTCTTAAACTCAGGTACAGATAATGTAGGTAACATTCTCAATCTCCATAATTAAATTGTTTGTTTATTGTCCAGATGCTAATCCTGTAAACACTCTATTTGATGGAGCAGGCGTTACAGCTTCTCTTTGCTCTAATCCAATTAATATAGGTTTATTTGTATTGTTTGGTTGAATCACGGTCTCTTTGCTTTCTTCAACCTCTTCCTTATGTGTTGTTATATTATAATAACGATGCGCAAACTGCAACGAAAGTTTAGCAAGACTATCATCACCCCAACCCATTTGCACTCCATTCATAATAATAGGATATGAATCGACAAGTTCTATTGTGGTTCTTAATTTTCCTGTCACATCAAACTGCCTTATATAGACATTTGATTTGTAATTATCAAAATACTTTACATTAAACGATCCACCAATTCCTTGTGGGGTTGTATCTAACATACTTTGCATCCATCTTTCAAAAAATATTTTTTCACTCATACTCTCACTTAATAGAAATGTAATCGTTACATCTGAATGCACTGCGGCATAAGGAACTTTATTAACTGGTCCATTCATAGAGAATCTTTGATCTATTGTCATTGCTGTTCGACCAGGAATTTCAACACTATCCGCTCTATATGTTAGATTTCTTATTTCCTCTGGATCTAAATTAAGTGCAGATGGTGGACTAATCAAAACTTCAAAGTGTGAAGTCTTAGCAACTCCATCTTTAAGTCCTTCACTAATCATCTTTCTTATGTTAAATGCCATTATAGTGCCCTTCTTGAGTCTCTATAAACTCTTTGTGTGCTTGCCTTTTCAAATCTCTGCGTCGGTAACATTAACGCTATATCCCATTCGGTTGCTGGCACGTTATAGAATCTAGATCTAACATTTGAAGCAAGGTAGTGTTTGAATGTTGGTTTGAACAATCTATACTTTGATGCACCTTGTAATGTTTCATATGATAGTCTAAGTCTTGTTGTTTTGTCGTATTTTTTATTTGATACAATACCATAAAGATTATCCATCAACTTTGCTCTCAACACTGGTGGCAAATAATGTAAGTTTATACCATAGAAACCACCTGATGCTGGACCAACCATAAAAATCAAAGGAAACTTGTCATAGTATGGTAATGTTTTCTTGCCTTTGGGGTCATAGAAAAAATGATACATTTTACCCACCGCTGGCGATGATCTCATATCTTTATCGTCAGCGTTCGACAATATCTTATCAGGATTTGCGCCTGCCGTTCGTTTAGCGGCTCTTCTAAACCAATCGCGTGCTTCTTGACTTCGAGCAGGTGTTTGACCAGCGCGAAGTCCTTTTGTTAATATGTCGTCGAATAAGGTTGCCATGATACTATTTAGCCTTCTTGCCGAATAATTGATCTTCAGTTAACACCTGAAATTTCCAGTTTCTATCCTTACAATAACGAACTGCTGCTTCCCACTTTGCTTGATTGACACCCCAAGTAGTTACCTCGTTAATGTATTTCTTTGTGACACGACTCTTTTTTTCTGGAGGACGAGACTGTGCAGCAGGTTTTACTTCAAATACAACTATCTCACCTTTGCTAGTCTTCACAATAAAGTCTGGAAAGTATCGGTGAACCTTTCCATCTATGGGTGAGCGATAAGGTACAGCAAACTCTTCACTGCCCCACCATATTATGTCTGGATTTTTATCAAAATACGAACACACATTTAGTTCCCAAGAACTTCGATATATAATATTGGTTGGATCGCCTTTATACTTTTCGGGGAACTTAGGTTTAAATCTTCCTTGATGATACTTCATATAATCTGTATAAATAGTTAACACAAAAATCTATTTATTACAAAGGTGTATAAATGTCTGCAGCGATGAAGCGAGAAGGTAGAGTAGGAGATGGATCTTTCTATTACTTTTTCCCCCAAGAAGTTACCAATCAAAACTATATGATGCTTCAAGTGTTGGAAAAATCTCGTGGTGATAAGTTTCAGGTTCAAGAAGGCAAATCAGTTGGGCGTGTTTTTATTTTTCCAATCCCTGCGAATCTATCAGTTGCTTCTAAAACAGATTACGAAAACAAAGGTCTTGGGATGCTAGGCGCAATGGGCGCAGGGCGACTTAACACCACAGGTGCATTAGATGATGTTGCTAATGCACTTATGACTGGTGCAGGAGATGTACTTGATGGTGTAGGACTTAATACTGGTTCTGACACGCAAACAGCAGCGGCAGTTAGTGCAGTAGGAATTTCGTCTTTTGCTGCTTCATCGATAGGAAAGAAAATGGGGATTAGTGCCTTGGGGGCTGGTGGTCTTGCTGGTGCTGCAGCAGGTGCCACAGTAGTTGAATCATTAGGACTAAAAGCAGGACTTGCGGTAAATCCACATCTTGCTGTTTTGTTTAAGGGAGTTGGATTAAGAACATTTGCATTCCAATATAAATTTGTTGCTAGAAATCAACAAGAATCTAATCAACTGCGTGACATAATAAAAAAACTAAACTATCATATGCATCCAGATTATTTTGCTGGAAACTTTGCATTTAAATATCCAGATGAGTTTAGAATAGAGTTTTCACAAAATAGAAAAGAATGGTTATTCAATATTAAAGATTGTGTAATGACAGACATGACTGTTAATTATAATGGAGAAGGTATGCCATTATTTTTTGAAGATGTTGGCGGACCAGTTTCTATTGATATTTCAATGTCGTTTCAAGAGACTAAGATATTTACAAAACGTGATTATGCTGAAGACTATGAAGTAGAAAAGGATCCTGAATCTGAAGCAGAACCGAAGTTTGACGGTAGAATTGTTCAAGATCCAGAAGAAGTGAGGCAATTAGAAACTAGAAATTCCCTCAATGCATTGATTGTTGGAGGAGGATAATAAATGAGCAATTACTTTTCATATTTTCCTACAGTTCAACATGATCTAACTAATATTGGTCAGACAGTTGATCTTACTAATATCATTAGAAGATTTAAAGTAAAGAGTTCTTTACTTGCAGATACACGTGCTTATAATGAATACTCTATACAAGCAGGCGAAAGACCTGATATCGTAGCAGACAAGTTTTATGATGATCCTAGTTATGCTTGGTTGATTTTATTATTCAACGAGATTGACGATCCAATATTTGGATGGCCATTATTCAACAAAGAGTTTGATGACTTTATAGTTGGTAAATATGGCAGTATATCAAGCGCAAAAGGCACTGTTCATGAGTATCGCAAGGTGTTAACTAAAAAATCAGTTAAGTTTGATGGAACTATTATCGGAAAAAGAACAGTCACCATAGATTTAACTACATATAACACATTGAGTGAATCTGTAAGAGAGTCGATATCAAAGTATGATTACGAAGAAGAACTAAATGATGAGAAATCAGAAATAAAAATATTAAAACCAAGATATGTGTCAGAAGTGCGAAAACAAGTACAAGGTATTTTAAAAGATGGCATCTGATGGATACAGGCACGCTGGTGATGTTGAGGTAGAATCTGTAACACTGATACTTTCCAATCAACAGGTTATTGATATATCAGAACTTGTTGCCGAAACTAACATATACCAAGACTTATTTAATCACTACATCGAAGCAGATTTTGTGATGAATGATTCTTTCAATCTTTTTGCTCAGGGATGTTCTGGCACAGAGATAGTAGAAATATCATTTAGAAATAAAGTTGGCCCAGAGGCATCACCACAACCAGAATTTATTCGTCATATTTTCTTTGTGTATGAAATTACAGATAAACAAAGAATATCTGAATTTAAAGAAGCATACATTATGAATTGTATTAGTTTCGAAAGATATCAAACAATTCCAGAAAAGATTAGTCGATCATATGGACCATCATCTATCAAAGATATGGTGCAGAAAATAAATTCAGAATTTATTTATAATGATTCTGCTAAAGATTTTTATAGAGAAATTTCTAAAATAACAAATTATACTAAAACGAAAGAAGGTATATTTGACGAAACAAGTGGTCAGTTTCAGTATGTTATACCAAATTTAACGGTAGACGATGCAATAGATTTTTTGTCTAGTGAATCAGACTCTAGTGATCATATTCCGTTTTATACTTTTTATGAAGACGCAAATGGATTTAACTTTAGAAATATTTCTAATTTAATATCACAACCTATCGCTGCAACTTATCATCATTTGCCCACAAAAATTGATGCGGCAGCAAGAGATGAAATTAACAATAGTCAGAATGACTCTTTGCAAAACTTCGATGACACATTTAAAATTATATCGTATAATGTAGTCAAGCAAAATAATATTTTACAAAATACAAATTATGGAATGTATAAAAGTAAATCGGTAGATATTGACCTTCATCGAAGAAAAACAACTGTTTCAACATTTGACTATGATAAGTACTCTGACAAGTTTAAGTTTATTCAAAATAAAATTTTAGGTAGTTCAGATGGATCGCCAGTATTATCTTTAAGAACTAGTAGAAAAGGTCATGAATCTGACAAATTATTGTCTGTAGAAAATCACCTACCAAAAAGAACGGATCAAACTAAACCGATTACTGATAGTTACAAAAGATCTGTATTTAATGTTGTAATGGAAGTGATAGTTCCTGGAAGTGACACTATAATTGTTGGTCAAATGATCGAACTAATGTTTTATCGCACAATTGGTGATGAAGTAAGTTTAAATGAGTACGATAAATATCTTAGTGGAAAATATTTAATTACCAAAGTTCGCCAAAAACTTACTGGGGCGAAAACAGGTGTTGATTATGTAACTGTAATAGAATGTACCAGAGATGGTATAAAAGAAGACTAAAGGAGAAAGAAATGCCATTACCAGATTCAAAAAGAGCAAAACAAATGCTTGCAGAAATCGTAACTAACGAAGCACCAAAACCAAAGCGAACACGCAGAACTGCTACGGTAACAGAATCTACTATTAAACCTGCATTTTTGCAAGAGGTTGTAGAACCAGAAAATCAAATCCCAGAGGACGACGCTGAGTAAATATGCGCGAGTTTATTGGTAGAAAAGGTTTCACGTGGTTTGTTGGAGTTATAGAGGACAGAAATGATCCTGTAAAACTTGGACGACTGCGTGTACGATGCTTTGGTTGGCATACAGAAGATAAGGGACAGATTCCAACGGATAAACTTCCTTGGGCGATGCCGATGAATAGCATTAACTCAGCACAAACTAATAACATTGGAATATCACCGACAGGATTAGTTGAGGGTGCTTGGGTTATAGGATTCTTTTTAGATGGTGATCGTGCGCAAGAACCTGTTGTTATGGGAACACTTGCTACTATCCCTTCCGAGTTAGCAAATACTCAGGAAGGATTCTACGATCCTAACGGAAAGTATCCGCAGGTGGTCGACGAACCTGACGTAAACCGTCTATCAAGAAACGACAGCGATAAACCTCATGCCGTACTTGCCAGTAAAGAAAGCGGAAGAACAACAAATGTTACAACTGCTACTGGTGGAACTTGGAGTGAACCTGCTTCAGCATACAAGGCAACGTATCCTTACAATCATGTAAAGGAAACTGAATCAGGGCACATTAAAGAGTTTGATGATACTTCAGGCAGTGAACGCATACACGAGTATCACAAAAGTGGTACATTCTATGAGGTTCAACCTGATGGAACCAAAGTAACACGTGTAGTTGGAGAAAACTATATGATTGTTGCTAAAGGCAACGATGTAAACATAAAGGGTAACTGCAATCTAACGATTGATCAGAACTGCACTACTTACATCAAAGGCAATTGGGATATAAAGGTAGACGGAAATAAAACAGAAACTGTTCAAGGAACGGTGACTGAAACTTTTGCAAAGACTCAACAAACTACTGCTGGTGGTGATATTACCATTGTCGGTGGACCAAATATTAATCTAAACCCATAAACGATTATGCCAGCAATTACAAGAGTTGGATTAGATACTCATATAGGACATGCAAGTCCTACTCCTAATCCATTCCACAAAACATCATATGCAACTGGTTCACCTAATGTATTCGTAAATGGTGCTGCTGCAGTTCGTATTGGTGATCTAACTTCTTGTGGCGATCCAGCGGTGGGTGGTAGTTCTACAGTCATTATAAATGGTATTGGTGTACATAGACTAGGTGATGCGACAGGTGGTCACCAAAGTTGGGTTCCGAATGCATCTGCTTCAGGATCACCTAATACTTTTGCTGGTGGGTAGTATAAATAGACTAAACAAACTGTTCTCTCTTTAAAGGGGACATCCTTATTATAACGCGAAGGCGAATTGAAGTCAAGGATTTTTTATGAATATTCATGATTCTATAGTAAATTTATTTGAAACGTACACTTTTGAAAGTGAGAAGTTTGCTAGTGGTAACAAATCAGCAGGAACACGTGCTCGAAAGGCACTTGCTGAGATAGCAAAACTTTGTAAAGAACGTAGAGCAGAAATACAAAATTTAAAAAACGGATAGATAAATGGCAGAACCAAAGGCAGCTTTCTTCAGCGATATTGCACTGGGATTCAACGCACATCCAGTTACTGGAAATCTGCAACGCAAAACCGATGATGAAGCAATCAAACAATCAGTAAAGGCATTGGTTTTGACAGATTTTTTCGAAAGACCATTTAAACCTAATATTGGTTGTTCAATAAGATACCTGTTGTTTGAGTTATTTACACCTGCAACTAAACAAATGATGGAAAATGCGATTGGCGAGGTTATAAGGAACTACGAACCACGTGTGTTGTTGCAAACAGTAAATGTGAAAGAAGATCAAGATCGTAATCGTTTACAGGCGACCATTATCTTCCGAATTAAAAACCGACCAAACGAACCGATTAATTTAAGCATTATTCTAGAAAGAGTAAGATAATGGCTACCAGCGCAAATACATATCTTAAGGTAACTGAAGTAGATTTTGATGATATCAGAACAAATCTTAAAAGTTACCTAAGTACACAAGATCAATTTCAAGACTATAACTTTGAGGGTTCAGCATTAGCAACTCTCTTAGATGTTCTTGCATACAATACTCATTACAATGCATTCTATTTGAATATGCTTGCGAATGAGATGTTCTTAGATACTGCTCAGCAAAGAGACTCGGTTGTATCACGTGCTAAGGAACTTGGGTATCTGCCTTCATCTGCGATTGGTGCTCAGGCGAATGTCAGTCTTACATTTACAGGTATAGCAAATACAAATGCGCAGTTTACAATTCCACGTAATGCTACCTTTACCACTACGGTAGATGATGTTTCATATACCTATGTTGTTCCTACAGCAAAGACTGTTGTAAATGTAAGTAATACATTCAGCACTTCACTAATTATCAAAGAAGGCACACCGCTCACTCACAGGTTCACTGTAAGCGCATCGAACCCAGAGCGATACATTATACCGAATGTTAATGTTGATACGTCAAGCATTAAAGTCACAGTGCAAGAGTCTGCATCAGATACGACCACTACAGAATACATACGTGCAACCAATACCAAACAGATAACAGGCACTTCAGCAGTTTACTTCTTAGAGGAATCTGCAGATAAAAAATATGAGGTGGTATTTAGTCCAGGAACTTTAGGCAAACCTGTAAAGAATGGTAATATAGTTATCATTGAATATTTGGTTTGTAACGCTAAAGACACAAATGGAGCAAAAACATTTACGGTTGACAATTTAAATCTTGGTGTGTCATACACTTCAGTTGCTGTCACAACCAACAAAGCATCATCTGGTGGCAACACTCAAGAGGCTATAGAATCAATTAAATTTAATGCGCCACGAAACTTCCAAACACAAAACCGTGCTATCGTTAAGAACGATTACGAAAGAATCATTACTACTGAAAATGCAGATATACAATCCGTGATTGCTTTTGGTGGCGAGGATGCTGATCCAGCAGTATACGGAAAGGTGTATATTGCGTTGAAACCTGTTGGTGCGTTGATGACTACTAACAATAAGAAGGCGCAAATAAAGACATCTATATCAGACCGAACGCCATTAGGTGTTGACCCTGTGATGATTGATCCAGAGTACACCTATATTATACCAACTGTGAAGGTGTTTTACAACAGAACTTTAAGTACAGCAACAACATCAGAAGTTCAAAGTGCAGCATTAACTGCTATTACAAACTTCTCTACAAATAATTTAGAGCAGTTTGATAAACGATTTAGATTCTCGCGGTTTGTTCGTGTTTTAGATAATTTAACTGTTGCAGAAGTATTAAATACCGATGCTTCGGTTCAGATGCAAAAACGCATATCACCATTGTTAAATATATCGCAAAGTATTGATATACTATTTAATAATCCTATTAGAACATCTACACTATCTTCTACTCAGTTTGTATTTGAAACATTTAATTGTTTCTTGGATGACGATGGATTAGGTACGGTGAGAATTTATCGGTTTGATGACACGAATACGAAGGTTATACAAAACTCTAATGTTGGAACAATAAACTACACAACTGGTAAGATTACATTGTCTAACTTCAATGTAAGTAGCATCGTTGGAACACAACTAAAGATAAACGCTACACCAGATACTTTAGATGTTACACCACTTAGGGAACAGATACTAATCATGCAATCTGTTGATGCAGTTGTAACAGCAATCAGCGAGTTTGAATAATGGCAGTCAATGACAAAATATCGAAACTGGTAGCATCTCAGTTTCCATCATTCTATAAAGAAGATGGCGCAAACTTTCTTCAGTTCATAGAAGCATATTATGCTTGGATGGAAACTACAGGTCAGATGACCGATGGGATTCGTAATTTAGAATCATATCGTGATATAAGCACCACAACAAACGACTTCATTGATTACTTCACCAAAACATTTTTACCCTCTGTTCCGACAAGCATATTAGCAGACAAGAAACTTGCAGTCAAAAATGTAAAGTATTTCAACGAGTCGCGAGGGACATTCGAAGCATATAAGTTAATGTTCCGTGCAGTGTTTGGTGAGGATATTGATCTCAATCTACCTGCTGATCAGATATTGATTGTTTCTGATGGTGATTGGGTTATAGATCGTTATGTCACAGCTCAATATGATGACGCAAACTATTCTTTAATTGGTCAAGAAATAGTTGGTGTAGAATCAGGCGCAACTGCTCTAGTAGAAGATATTATTCGCAGAAGAATTAATAGCAAAGATATTATGCAGATTCTTTTGTCTAATATCATTGGCACATTTGGTAATTTGGAGAACATTAGACTTTCCACTGACACCAACTCAAATGGACAAACTCCAGTTATTAATGCTGGCATCAGTACGATTACAATATCTACAGGTGGTGCGAGATATCAAGCAGGAGATGTGGTTGATTTAGTTTCTAACAAAACAGGTCTATTTGGTAAAGTTATTGTAACAAATGTTGAGCAACTAAATGGTGCGTTGACATTTACCATTACCGAAGGTGGTTCTGGTTATAGAACAACTACGTCATCACCTGGAAGTGAGGTTACTATTACAGGTGGTCTTGGAACTGATGCAACATTTTCTGTTAATTCAACAGACCTGACAAACTCTTTCGCGTTATTCATTAACAGCAATAAAATAAACAACTTCACGCAGTTTTCTACTCTTGCGCCACGTATAACGAATACCGACAGCAAACCAAGACGTATGAGTCGGTTTGCTAATACCATTATTGCTGCACCTCGATATGGATTCCCAGAAGTAACAGTTGATGGAATCCCAAGTGGATCAGACTATCACGAATATGCTAACTCTGTATTGCGTGTTGCCAATACAAAGGCAATAGCTGTTGGTGCTTCCTTATTTGGAAATAGTTCATTAGCAAATGCAACGGTTCAGTCTATTATCAGTGGTACTGCTGGCAACGCATATCTAAAAGTTACTGGATACAAAAAGTTTACCGCACTTGAAGGTTTGAATATGAATTTCAATTCAGGTGCTAGTGCAGTTACTGTTGGAAATGTGACATCATACTCAGCAAACACTTTCGGCAGTCATGTATTGACTATCGCAAACACGTTTACTATTTCTGTTGGTGATGAGTTGGTTGGTGTTACTTCTAAAGCGTTTGGAACTGTAACTAAAGTAATCGGCACAACATTAGCAAACACCTTTGTTCACTTATCAGCAAACTCTACTTCAAATCTAACAAGTCAGTTTTCAAGTGGACCGATAAAAGCATTTGCAAATAACGAGAATATTCGTAAGGTTGGTTCCGCTACGGTGGTGGGTGTTGCTAAAAATAGAACATCGAATGTTGAAACTGAAGATGTTCATACTCGACTCGCAGATTCTTTTACGTTCAAGTCATATAGCATCGGAACTGTACAATCACTATCTACTGTAAACGCAGGATCAGGATACCGTACATCACCAACAGTCACTTTGAAGGACAATGATGTTTCTTCGCTAGAAATAAAACAGTTCACTCTTAGATTACATAATAATAACGTAAATTTTTCAACTGGAAACTCAAACTTTACAGTTCTATCTGCTGGTGATAAAATAGTTCAGGCAAGCACTGGCGCACAAGCATACGTTATGGGTTCTAACACAGCAGGTGAGATTATCAAAGTTACTCAACTTGCTAACAACACCTACGAAACCTCAGTCAGAGTATGGCAAGAGTTAGGTGTGATTGCAAACTTTGCTAATAACGCAGCAGTTCAAATAGAAACTTATGCTGGATCATATACACAAGGTGGTTCTTCGAGAGATACTAGAACAAAAACTAATGATGGAACTGCAACACTTGTGTTATTAACAAATAATGGAACGCTTGGTGATAATGCGGTAATCACTCCTACAATTGGAGCAAATGGATCTGTTGTTTCTGTAAAGGTGTCTGACTCAGGATTTAATTATGAAGATGGAGAAACTGTAACGATTGCTTCATCTGGTCGTGCGTTGGCAGAAGAATCAACTGGCGTCGTTACACTATCAGGTGCTGCAAACTCAGAAGGATATTATTCTTCTTCAAAGAGTCACTTGTCTACTTCTCGCGGTATAATACAAGACAGTAGATTCTATCAAGAGTTCTCATATGAAATTATAGCACCTGTTGCTTTGGCACGATATAGAGATATCGCACTTAAACTTGTTCACCCTGCAGGTCAAGCACTGTTCGGTAAATACAGATTACAATCTAACGTATTTTTAAATGTTGCTACAGTAAGCGAAAGTAAGAGAAGAGAGAAAGCAAATGGAACAATTGCTGTGGCGCAAAACAGTTTCAATATAACAGGAACTGGCACTTCATTGACATCACATTATGCTAATGGTGGCGAAATAATTATTGCTATCGCCCCATCTACTTTCTATACGATGAGACTAAATAAGGTAACGAATACAACTTTTGCAAATACCACTACAGCGTGGTCAAATTCAAACATTACTACTGCCAATTTGTACTATACAACTTCGGCAAGTAGTGCTAATATTTACTATCAGGTCACATAATGACAACAGTTTATAGATACCCTACAAAAGAATTGTCAATCAATAATGCTGAGGCATTTATTGAAGATGCTACCATCGCTTCTGGTGATTTCAATGATGACACCAGCACTGTAAAAAACTCTACTATACTTTATGTTGGTATAGGTAGAACAGAAAATTGGACAAACGAACCAAATCCAGACTTTGTTGAAGAAAATACACAAAGTTTAAACTACCAAACGCATCGAGAAATGTTTGGTGCTAAAAAAGTTGGAACAACTGATATATGTTCTGTAACTACTCGTTACAACTGGACGTCAGGAACAGTTTATTCAATGTGGCGCGATACTGATGAAGATATGTATGATCGTGCATGGTATGTCCTTACAGACCAACTCAACGTCTACACATGCCTCTTTAATAATAAAGGTGCTACTTCTACGGTTAAACCGACAGGATTCTCTACGCTTGCGTTTGAGACCTCTGACGGGTATGTTTGGAAGTATTTGTACACAATCCCTCTTGGATTAGCAAACAAGTTCCTAACAACTTCATATATGCCTGTTAGAAAACTTACAACAGCCGACGGAACTGCTGAGGTAGACCGACAATTAGCAGTTCAAAATGCATCAGTAAATGGCGCGATTGAGATTGTTGAGACGGTAAATGTCGGTTCAGGATATGAAACAGTGGCGAATGGTGTGGTAAGTGCTGGTGGTAAGATATCACTTTCCTTATCGACTGCTGCTGCAACAGGAGCATCTTCTATAGATAACTTTTACAATGGTTCATCGATTTACATATCAAGTGGAACAGGTTCTGGTCAGTTGCGTAGAATCATTGATTATAGCGGTTCAACAAGAACATTGACTGTTAACACTGCTTTTGCTACAACACCGAATACTGATTCACGTGTTGTTATTTCACCAACTCTTACGATTGTCGGTGATGGTTCTGGTGCAAAGGCATATTGTACTGTAAATACTTCTATTGGTTCTGTTTCTGGCATCAGTGTAATATCAAGGGGATCAGGATTTACGACTGCTAGAGCATATATTACTGCTAACTCTATTCATGGTTCAGGAGCAACTGCTAATGCAGTCATGACATTCCCTGGAGGTCATGGAAGAAATCCTGTTCGTGAACTTGGATCAGACAAAGTTATGATCAATATTCAGTTAGATGATAATTTAGGAACATCGGTAAACGGTAAAGGTTACATTCCTTCAAACACTGAGTTTAGAACAATTAGCGTATTTAAAAATCCTATGTTGAAGGTTGATTCAGCAAACGCACCAATCGCAGTAGAAAAGGTTGCTAACACATCAAACGCACCAACAACATTAAGAATGTCAACCAAACTAAAAGTTGCATATTCACAAATGGATGGTTCTACTCCAGTTAATGCTTTTGCAGTTAATGATGTAATTACAAATAAACGATTATTAGATGTAGCAAAATCAGGCGCACTAGAGTTTGTTACAGAATTAGGACCAAGTGAAAGAAATACTGCTGGTCTTACTAATGCTTTACGTGCAGCAAATGCAACGGTAACATTTATTCGTGATGCAGAGGATGAGACTGATAATTCTATCTATTCTATGTATATAAATAATGTAGAAAGTTATAATGGATATGCAGCATTTTTAGATAATGACGTTATACTTAAAAGCACAGGTGAGACAGAAATAGCAACAATATCAGATGTGCAAGGTCCAGAAGCAAATACTTATTCTGGTGAAATACTTTACACCGAAAATGTTCAGGCAGTATTGCGAGATCCTGATCAAGTTGAAGATATAAAAATCATATTAGATTTCTAAAGGTAAAATAAATGAGCATTGAAACAAATCTCAATCAAAGTCCATATTTCGATGATTTCGATGAAGATAAGAATTTTCATCGAGTTTTGTTCAGGCCAGGATTTGCAGTTCAAGCAAGAGAACTGACGCAACTCCAGTCTATACTACAAAACCAATTAGGTAGACTTGCTGACGAAGTTTACATCGATGGCATTATAGTTACTGGCGGTGGACTTACGACTCAAGAAATAGCATATGTCAAATTGAGAGACAAAGATGCTAACAATCGTGTTATAGCAATATCAGACTTTTTCTCTGATAGTGGTAATACAAAGATTGCGAATGCAGTAATCACTGGTGTTACCAGTGGCGTTACTGGTAAACTTGTATTTGCTACCACTGGTTCTGAGGCAGCAGCACCTGATAATTTCACACTTCATGTTCATTATACTAATTCTGGAACGAACAGCACAACTAAAGAGTTTGCTGATGGTGAAACACTTATATTACGCCAATCATCTGACAACGCATTCATAGTTGCAGCAAACGCAATATCTTCTAGTGCAACTGGTTTCGGTCTAAAGGCAAACATTCAAGATGGTATTCTATACCATAAAGAAAACTTCGTTAGATTTGCTGATCAAAGTATCATCGTAAGTAAGTTTGATCCGCAACCAAATGCTTATATTGGTTTTACTACATCAGAATCAATTATAGATTCTAATGCTGATCAAACATTGCTAGACAACGCAACTGGCGCAACTAACTTCACCGCTCCAGGTGCTAATCGTTTAAAGATTGATCCAGTTCTTACTGTTAAGTCTTTCGGTTTTGCTAACACTGCTTCGTTTTTCCGTGTTGCGGAAATTATAGATGGACAAACTATTGAACGTCCACTAGATAGAAATCTTTCTACACTTGGTAAGTTTGTTGCTGAGAGGGTGTATGACTCTAGCGGTAACTTTGCCATTGAACCATTTAATATTCGTGTTCGTGAGCATTTGAAGAAAACAGACTCACTTGGTAGATATACTGTTGCAGAAAACGGTGACTCAAATAAACTTGTTGCTGAAATTGAAACTGGTTCTGCTTATGTTCATGGAGAAAAAATACGACTTACTACTCCGATATTCTTAGACGTAGACAAAGCAACTGACTTTGATACTTCTGATGCTGTAGTAGTTGGTCAACAGTTTGGTAACTATGTAAATGTTAAAGAGGTTGTTGGTACTTGGGACTTTCAAGGATTACGAACAGTTTCTTTGCGTGATACAATACAACACGGCATATCAGGTGAAAACTTAGGTGCACAAGCAGTAAGCGGAACTGAAATCGGTACTGCTAAAGTGCGTGGTTTCCAATACGACTCTGGAACACCAGGAACTTACAACGCACAATTTAGAATATATTTGTTCGATGTTCAAATGAACAGTGGTAAGTCATTCTCATCTGTTCGTGGACTATATGTGAATAATGCTGCTGGTCCAAAGTCTATGGCAGATATCGTTTTAGAAACAAACGGTAGTGCTAAGATCCAAGAACCAAATCTAAACACTATGGTGTTCCCAACAGGAATAACAGCAGTTAAAAAATATACCGACTCTGCTGGTACTAATGATACACAGTTTGTATATCGTACAGAAAAAACAGTAAACTTTACAACTGCTGGTGCTGCTACTGTAACTGCTAACACTGCTCATGCAGGTGCTACGGAAACGATGAATGAAACTGGTTCTCCGTTATCGAATACTGAAGAACGAAATATTATTGTAGTCGCAAGGGAAACAGTATCTACTGTTCCTCATACTGGTACAGTTACTCAGTCTGGAAATACCGTAACAGGTTCATCAACGGTATTTACAACAGCATATCAAGTTGGTGACTTCATTAAAGTTGGTGGTCTTGATCCAATGCGTATTACTGAGATCACCAGTGACACAGTAATCAAAACAGCAAATACTGCAACTCAAGGTTCTGCTGCTGCTCATGCAACAACATTCCCTATTGGTTATATCTTTGATACAACTGCAAACGGAACGATTACCTCTACTTCAAGTTCGCATACGATTAACTTGCAGCAAGCAAACCTTGCTTCAACTTTTTCTGCTTCAGTGTACTTCAATAGACTTAGAAGTGCTGCAGTTCCAACAAGTAAAACTGTAAACAAAAACAAGTTCGTTCACCTTAATACTGGATCGCATAGCGCAAGCAAAAATGGTCCATGGCCACTTGGTACTTCTGATGTATTTAAGATTGAGGCAGTTTACAAAGGATCAAACACTGGAGTAAGTTCTTCAGATACAGATGTTACGACACACTTCGAACTTGATGACGGACAAAAAGACGCATTTTACGATACTGCATATTTGCGCAAGAAGGCAACTAGTAGTCTCAATATAACAAACTCAGGTTTGCTCGTCAAGTTCAGTTTCTTCGGACGCGATCGTTCTGCTGGTATTGGATATCTAAGTGTTGATTCATATCCAATCGACGACGCAAATACAGCGAACACAACTGCTATTACCACACAGGAAATACCACTATTCCGTTCTCCGACTACAGGTATTGTTAGGGACCTAAGAAACAGTGTTGATTTCAGACCAATCAAAACAAATAGTGTGACACCTTCTGCGAACGGTGTTGCAACGCAAACTCCAAGTATTACTAATCCTGCTGCTTCGACTGCGTTTAGCATCGACAGTGATGGCGCACATATGCCTACACCTGATGAGAACTTCCAAGCAGATATTCAGTTTTACTTGCCACGAAAAGATAGAATAGTAGTAACACCTGCAGGAAACTTTAATGTTGTGAAGGGTGTTCCTGATCTGTCACCTAAGACACCTGATGCGCCATTGCCATCAATGTCACTTGGGACATTATCAATTCCACCTTTCCCATCTCTTGCGCCATTCTTTGCTGAGCAGTATGCAAGAACAGATCTACAAGTTAAACTAGATCTAGATAATAACAGACGCTATACTATGCAAGACTTGCGTGCTGTTGATAGTCGTGTTAAGAGTTTGGAATACTATTCATCGTTGAATCTGTTAGAAAATCTAACACTGAACAAACAAGTGTTCAATGCTGCAGGTTCGGATCGATTTAAAAATGGATTCTTTGTAGATAACTTTGTTAATCTAAACTTTGCTGATACTTCAAGTCCAGCATTGAAAGCATCGATTGATATAAACAAAGGGCATCTACGACCAGGATTCCAGCAACGCACTGTACCAATTAGTAAAACATTAGTTGACACTGCTTCAATGGATACAGCAAATGTCACCAAAACAGGTGATATGATCACGCTTGCTTATACAAGCAGAGAACTTCAGAAACAACCATATGCATCTAAGCGTAGAAATTGTGTTCAAGAATTGTTGTTCAACTGGGAGGGTGAAGTTGTACTTGATCCACCTATGGACAATGACAATGATTTGACAACATTACCAGAGTTGCAAGTTGACTTTGATGGATTCTTCAATGGTGTGCTTGAGTCTCTACGAATTCAAGGAGCAAGTCCTGTTAGAACCACATTTGGTGGATGGGAAACAACAACCAGTGTAAATGCGAATAGAACACTTAGAACTACGACTAACAATAGAACTGTAACGACGTCTACTTTGGGTTCAGTTACTGAAACGATATCGTTAGGAAACTCAGTCGAGAGCGTATCGCTCCGTGAGTTTATGCGTTCACGTGTGATTCGTTTCACTGGCGTTAGAATGAGACCTAACACTAGAGTGTTTGCCTACTTTGATAAAGAAAAGGTATTTGATTATGTAACTCCAACAAACTCAAGTTTTGTTGCTACTGGTGTTGAAGGTGCAAACCTTGTAACTGATAGCACAGGTACAGTTTATGGAAACTTTAGAATACCAAATGATGATGATCTAAAATTTAGAGTTGGTACAAAGCGATTCTTACTACAAGATATTGACGATCCTATCACTAAAATTAATCTGATTACAACAGCAGCGCATGGTGACTTTACATCACAAGCACTTGATGTAACACAAAGAGATCGCAGTATTAATCTTCGTGTTCCTCAAGTTACAACAACTCAAACTACTCAAACAACTACATCAGTTACACCTATCCCAAGACCAAGACCTGCTATTCGTCGCGTGGCATTCCAAGGGTGTTGCTTTATTGCTGGCACTCTTGTCACTATGTCAGACGGAAGCACTAAGAAGATTGAGGATGTTGAAGTTGGTGACGTGCTACTCGGAAAAGATAACCATCATAATACAGTTCTAAACTTTGTTAGACCAAAACTTGGTCAGAGACAACTTATGGGAATAAATGGTAGTGGCGCATTTGTTACTGCTGATCACCCATTGTGGACTCAGGATGGATGGAAGGCGCATGATCTAGAGACAACAAAAGAACTTTATCCTCATATGGATATGGCAGGCACTCTTGCTATCGGTGATAAGATTTTAAATACTGCTGGTGAGTGGACTGAGATTGAAACAATTGAGGTATTTGCTGATGATGAAGAGTTGCAAGTTTATAACTTTACACTAGACGGCAATAAGACATATTTCGGTAACGATATATTAGCGCACAATAAGGGTGGTGATCCACTAGCACAATCTTTCTTTGTGACTCTAGACGATCTGACTTCTGGAGCATATGTAAACAAGATTGATCTGTTCTTTGCTAAGAAAGATAGTAGTCTACCGATCACGCTACAGATAAGAAAGATGGAAAACGGATTTCCAACAACTGAGGTTATTGCATCTAAGACGCTTGCTGCATCAGCAGTCAATACTTCATCAACTGGTGCTACTGCAACATCGTTTACTTTTGATAATCTAGTGTTCTTGAGTAATCAAGAGGAGTATGCTTTTGTTGCTATTCCTGGTGGTAATAGTGATCAGTATCAAGTTTGGGTTGCTCAGATGGGTGGTGATGACGTTCTTCTACCCAATACCAAGATCAGTAAGCAAACTGCTACAGGTATATTGTTCTCTTCAGCAAATGATTCAACTTGGAGACAGTTCCAAGATGAGGATATGAAGTATACAATTCACTGTGCTAAGTTTACAAAGAGCACTGGTACAGTATATGTTGAGCAGAAAGATATGGAGTACTTGTCTATCGACGAACTTGATAGCAACTTCGTTATTGGCGAAAATACTATTGCTGAATCAGTATTGACTTTTGCTAACAATCAAGCAGTAACTGTTGGTCAGGTACTCAAGTCTAAACATGCTGCTAACAATAACTCAGTTGAACACGCAGGATACGCTAATGGTGTGATTCGTGAGGTTGTAGGATATAACGCAACGACTGATAAAGTGACTGTTAAGGTTGACCCCTACGGCACATTCTCTGCGACATCGACTGGTAATACTAACAATCTATATGTTGGTTCTACATGGGTTGGTAACACTACCGCATACACTGCTAATACAGCGCAAGGTACTGTATCCTTCTATTACGGTCTAGGAGGGCAGATGCACCTCGAAGGAAGTGCGGGAGGTTACTCTAATGGATATGTTAGGGGACAAAGTTCAGGAGCGTCTGCGCGTGTTACAAGCGTCGACAACCTAGTTATGAACACACTTGTACCTAAGATACCACAAATTACTCATGCGAATACTACTTCAAACTGGGGTGTTAGAACTGCTTCTAGTGCTGGTGTAATATCACCAACATATAAGTCAATACAGTTGAGTACAGAAAACACCTTCTTTGATGCTGAAAAGAAAATATTCTCAAAGTCCAATGAAACTGCACTCAGTGCGGTAACAGGTTCTAAGAAAACTTTTGTTCTAAAAGGAACACTGACTACTACAGACGATTATGTTTCACCGCAAATTGATTTGAGTCGTGCTAATATGTTAACTATCGAAAATGTTATCAATAATGACGCGACTGACGAGCAAAAGACTTTTGGTAATGCTCAATCAAGATACATCAGCAAACCTGTGACATTAGAAGATGGACAAGATGCTGAAGACATGACTATATTTATGGATGCGTTCAAACCGCAAGGTAGTGAGATATCAGTTTACGCTAGATTAATGAATGCTGAAGATGGAGAAACACTTGATGATAAAGACTTTACACTTATGACTCAAGTAACTTCTTCAAATACTTTCTCTTCTGGTATTGATGGAACAGATATTAAAGAGTTTGAGTTTGGTTTCTCTGCGAACACTAATGGTCAAAACTTCTTAGCAGGAGCAAATAATCACGCGAGACTAAATAGTGCTAACAGCAATGTTGTAGCGTATCGTGGAACAGACGGTTCAGTTTACCATACCTATAAGACATTCGCACTGAAGATTGTTATGACTGCAACTGGGACACATATTACTCCTAAAGTTGAAAATATTAGAGCGATAGCATTACAAAAATAATGGAACAGAAACCTGAATTTGCACCAATAGAAAATGAAGATGCACTTATTCGTGATACTAAAAATGGTGCTGTGTTGAATAAAGATCTAAGTTCTTTACAAAAGTATCGAGCAAAGAGAGAAAAAGATAGACAAATGAGGCAAGAGTTTGAACAGATGAAACACGATATGTCTGAAATAAAAACCTTGTTACATAAACTTGTAAATAGAGATTAAATATGACAATAACTGTATCAAATACTAATCTTGCGGACTCATTTAATACTTGGCGTCTAAACACCAATCTACTCGCAACTATCATAGCAAACAATGCTGTAACGGTAAAAGGTCCAGATGGTCGCAACGGAGACTCACTAGGTAATGCGCATATAACAGGCGTGTTTTCTGCCACTGATCTGAGAACAAACACTCTTAGAGCAGGAAACACTACTACTGCGTCATCTTTGCTGACATTAAAGTCGAACCTTTCAGTTAATGCTTCAGCGGTTCAGGTTTATGCAAACACTACGTTTCATGGCAATGTGGTATTTAATTCCGCAGGAACAGACCGTGTAACCTTTGGTGACATTTCTCGATGGAGACTTACTGGTGGAACGAAGGGTCAGTTCTTACGATTTGGTGGTACGAATGAGGTAGACTTTAAATCTTTCACGTTGAGGGATGTTACTGATCTTTCATCGAACTCTGCTCACATAATATTATCTTCAGCAAACTCTACATTTAGTGATAATGGTGATACTCCACAGTTGAGATTTCGTGGCGGTGCAAGCGATGCTGATAAGATTGATGTGTTCTTAAATGCAGAAGGTTCGACTGGTGATGCAGATTTAACGATTCAGTTGGCAGATAACACTGGCGATTCTAAATTAAGGATCGCAAACAGAGCAAATACGACTATGGCAACAATTTCTAGTCAAGGTATTTTAACTGCTAACTCTGTTGTTGCTGGTGGTATATCACTTGCAACTGCTGATGATATTTTAGCACTAGCTATTGCAGTAGGATAAGATATGGGAACCAAAGCAAACATAGTAGTTGATCAGGGAACAGACTTCAACACTACAATTACGGTGACGGATAATGACGGAACTGCTGTAAATCTTACTGGATACACTGGTGCTGGTCAGATAAGAAAACATTATGCTTCAACAACTAAACTTGATTTTTCATTATCATTTAATAGTCCTAGATCTGGTGGGGAAGTAGTATTAGCATTAAATAAAGTTCAAACTGCAAACTTGGAAGCAGGAAGATACGTTTATGATGTAGAATTAACAAGTGCAGGAAACACTACTATTCGATTGGCAGAGGGAATTGTAACAGTAACACCACAAGTCACGAGGTAACACCATGACAATAGTCGCTAAATTAAGCAGTGGATCAGCATTAAGTGCAAAATTGACTAGTGGTTCAAATACTTTGACACTAAAGAACACTGGTGCTGGTGCTGGAACAAGAATAGATAACTTGGGTGATGTTGACGTATCTAACTCTGCAAATGGTGCAATACTGATATACAATAACAAAACAGACACCTATGTTCAAAGAGATGTATTGTCTTTTGACAATGATGCAGGAGCATTTAAACTTGATGGTGGTGAGGATGGATTTTAATGCCAGCAAACACTCTCATACAAGTACGAAGAAGTCAATCTACCAATGTTCCACCGAATCTGGCAAATGGTGAGATAGCGTATTCGTTTTCTTCGAATAAACTATTCATTGGTCAAACTGATTCTTCTACTTCAGCAACTAGCGTAGAGTGGATTGGTGGTAAACTTGTTGTAGATAAGATTGCTAATCTAGAGTCTACTGTTGCGAATATTACCGACGGCAGTTTCACACATGCAGATCTATCGGTAACAAGTTCATTTACCATATCGAATGCCACAAACAATGCGGTATTGTTTGCGAAGGCAGGTGGTGTTATAGATTTTGTTAGTGGATCAAGTGGCAAAGTGTTACAAATAGCGTCAAATAATACACCAGCATTTAATGATTTAGATGGGGGTTCATTTTAGGAGACATTGTGAATAAGGTTGATGATTATGCTGCACTAATTAGTAAATTGACAAAGACTATCGATGAACAAAAAAATGTTATCGAAAAGTTACGTGGTCAAATAGATATACAGAATGAAATGAAAATACCCCTTCTTGTTGCAGTGCAGTTTGCAGAACTAACAAATAAGGTGGATAAGTTAGAAAGACAAATTGAAATATACGAAAATTATGTCCCTAGAAAAATAGTTGAACAAGAACAAAATAAAAATAGGACAAGAAGAGGTTTGAGTAAAAACCTCAAAACTACTAAATAGTATAATAAAGATAACGAAAGAATGAGGAATTAATAATGTCATCGATTATTAAAGTAAAACGCAAAAGCGACGCAGCAGGTGCTCCAAGTAGCCTTGCAGAAGGCGAAATAGCGATCAACCTGTTTAGTAGGAAACTGTATGCTGGTAACTCTACTGGCGTTACTGCTATTGGTGGCGTAGGTGGTTTTGCTTCTGAGATTCTAACGGAACTTCTAACTGTTGATGGTGCTGGCACAGGATTAGATGCTGACAAACTTGATGGTCAACACGGTTCTTACTATGCTGTTGCCGCAACAGAAAATTCAAGACTTGCTAACACTAACGCATTCATAGCAACTAAGACAACTGAATCTACCGCACTATCAAGACTTGCCAATACCAACGCATACATAGCAACTAAGACGACAGAAAGTACTGCTCTATCAAGACTTGCTAACACCAACTCTTACATTGCTAACGTAAAAACAATTGCTACAAATCGTCTTGGACAAACTGCAACGATTGCTCTTACAGGTGATGTAACTGCGAGTGCTACGGCATTCAGTTCTAACGCTGCATCAATAGCAACGACAATCGCAGCAAACTCAGTTGATGGAAGTCAACTTGAAGATAACATCACGATTGCTAACAATCTAACAGTTTCAGGTAATACGCATATTGATGGAAACTTAACTGTTGAGGGTTCAACAACTTACTTATCAACGTCTACCGTTTATACCGATGACGGCATGCTTAAGTTGAACGCTAATAATGCAGCAGATACTGTTGATTCTGGTGTCTACAATAAATATATTGTTTCATCAACTGCCAAGTATGCTGGATATTTCCGTGACGCAAGTGATAGTGGTGTGTTTAAGTTCTACAAAGATTTACAAGCAGAACCAACAACAACAGTTAATACTGGTGGCACTGGTTATGCATTAGCGCAAGTCGATGCTATCATCGATGGTGGAACGTACTAAATAGAATACACGGAGAGATATCCTCTATATAGAGGTCTCTCCACTTTATATCGCCTACATAGGCATTTGAACATAGGAAGTCATATATATGGCGTCAACCATTAAGGTCAAGCGTTCTGCTGTTCACGGCAAATCGCCAACCACAGGCAACTTAGAAGTAGGCGAACTTGCGTTAAACACGAAAGATGGTCGTTTATACTCTAAAGGCACCATGGTATTCGAGATTGGCGCAAACAACCATTCTCTTTTTGTTGGTGCAGGTGGTGCGACTTTCGCCAATGGTGCATATACACTTCCAACGGCAGATGGTTCTGCTGATCAATTTTTAAAAACAAATGGTTCTGGAACATTATCATTTGCAGATTCTGGTAGTACTACATTCCCCTTTTTCGTTGGAGGATCTTCAGTAGCAACCATCCCAATTTCTAGTGGTGTTGTTCCTTTCTTTAATAGTGCTGGAAATGCAGATAACATTGGCGCATCTGCTGATTTTGTAACAGACACAACACCACAACTTGGTGGTAACTTAGATTTAAATTCAAGAGATATTACTGGCACAGGTAATATTACAATAACAGGCAACTATACTGGAACAGGCAATATTACTAATACAGGTAATTTTGATCTGATTAGTACTGACGCTGGCAGTACTGCGGCACCAGAGTTGACACTGTATAGAAATAGTTCTAGTCCAGCAGATGCAGATTACTTAGGACAACTTAGGTTTGAAGGTGAAAACGACGCTGGGCAAAATCAACTATATGTAAAGATTACAGGTAAGATAGGTGATGCTTCTGATGGTACTGAAGACGGTATCCTTGAGATTGCTCACGTTAAAGCAGGTTCTCAAAACATCAGTGCTAGATTTACTTCTACTACACTTAAACTATTAAACGGAACGACGTTTGAGTTGAAGGGTCAAGATTCAGATACACGATATGCAAACAACACCGTATTCAATTCAGCACTTGCTAATACTAATGCATACATTGCGACTACTGCGGCAACCGAAAGATCATCGTTAGCAAACACAAACGCATACATTGCTTCGATTATTGATGGTCAAACATTCACAGGAGATGTTTTTGTAGGAACAAATAAGTTTGGTGGAGATGCTACCGATTATCTAAAGTACACTGACAACACACAACTTGATGTTTATGTAAACAACGTCAATCAATTTAGATTTGAAAATGATGGCGATCTTCATGCAAACGGTGATGTTGTTGCGTTTTCAACCACTGTTTCAGATGAACGATTAAAAGAAAACATTGAGATAATATCAAATGCTGCAGATAAAGTAAGTCGCATCAAAGGTGTTACATTCACACGTAAAGGTGGTGATGAGTCAGCAGGTATTATTGCTCAGGATATATTGAACATATTGCCTCAGGCAGTAAAGGAAAAGTCATTACCACTACAAACTGGAACAGACGATAAGTATTATGTTGTAGAGTATGATGCTGTAACTGGTTTGTTAGTACAAGCAGTGAAAGAACTCACAGAAAGAGTTCAAGAATTAGAGAAAAAATCATAATAAATAGATTAAACTAAACAGAAAAGACTATTATGGCAAATACCGCAATTATTCCACTAAAGGCAATACGAACAGGAAGTCAGGCGACTGGCGATGTCACTGCACTTGGTGAATTTGAAAGTGGTGATAGATTATCTGCTACTTATTTAACAGGAGTAACACTCACTACCACATTCAATGCTGCGCTCGCCAACACTAATGCTTATATTGCT